GTTTCCCAGTCACGATCTACGGCCCATACTAAGTCTAGGTTTACTTGATTAGTCATATAATTTCCATGTCATGTTATGCAGCATTTATTGAGAAGACTGTTCCAGTCGGCATCATATATCTTGCGAAGTAGTTGATGAGAGCTGCCTCTACATCTGTTACTTCTGAGCTAGCTAGGTTAAGGGTTACTTGCTTGACGCCTGTAACCTCTAGCTCAAAGGTTGAAGGTACCCTAGCCAGTAAGGTGCTTATACAGTAGTAAGCTAGGTTTATGCTGGCGGTTTCAGCGTTAAGCACAAGAGCTTTTGCAAGCAGTAGCCTGCGGTACTCGAAGTCATCCAGAGGGGTGACTTCAAACTCTTCCTGCACACTCTTGAACACGCCACCCTCTGCTGGGGCTGCACTGTCAGCAAGCCCAGCTATATTCCCTGTAGCTCCTTGAAAGCCAAAGTAAGGGCGCACACCTAGGTTTATCGACCTGCTCTGGTCAAGGATCTCTCCAATTACGTCTAGTTGCTTGCCAGTTGCGTTCTCTATGAATTGCCCTACGTACACAGACTCAATACTTTCAAAGAGGAAATCCACCTCTTCTACATAAGCTTTCATGTACTGTATCAAGTTGGGGCTCTGCCCATACTCGGACAATAGTAGGTTACCCATTAATTGAGTTCCCTTATCCTTCGTTACTATGTTCTCAACTGAGTTTGGTTGGAAGGCAATAGTTCCTGGTGGATACATACGCTTCTCCTAGGATTGGGTAATATTTATGTTGCCAGTACTTATTGTAGCGTACTCACCAGTAAATATTTCCATGTTAGTTGCGGCAAGACCTGCCAAGCTTCTTCCTACTCGTAAACTGTTTATCTGGGCTTTGGCAAACGGAGTGATAACTCCATACAGTCTTGAATGTATAACGTCCTCTCCTGACAAGTATGCGTTAATCTCCTCCACAAGGGCTGCACGAATACCTTCAACAGCACCAGCAATGTTGGCGTCTAAGAATGTCACGTCCAAGTCTATGAAGGTTTCTATAGGCAGTGACTTATCAAAGTTGATTGTTTGTGAGAAGCCTTGGGCATCTGCAATAGTCACAGAAGTCCCTCCAAATGTTGGAGTACCTACTCCCATACCTTCTAAGATAACCCTTGCTATGTCTGAGTCAGACACACCATCTACAGCGTTAACTGTTACATGTATATGCTGTGCAGGAGTACCATCTGAGGCTGTGTTTAAGGTGTTGTTGCTAAACACAGTTGCCTGCTCTATCCCTTTCCCTACAAGTCTTGCCTGAATTACGCTAGCAACACTTGAGGAGTTTCTCATAACAGTCTTCTGTCTTTTGTTTCTGTAGGCAGTCTCAGACTCTGGCTCTAGTCCGTCAAGACCGTCATTAGGTTGTGACACACCTGTCCAGCCCACGACAGCCGTGGTAACTATGGTGTCTATAGTACCAGCAGGCACAGGTATTGGCCCTGCAACTGATGAGGTTACTTCTACGCAGCTTGGCAGTACTGTGTCAAACGAGGTAGTAAAGATATTACCATCAGCGTCAGACACTGCCGAATTCCTAGGTACAGTGACTCCTGTAGTACCTGTGAGGTCTACTGTTGCCCGACTACGACTGGCCGAACCATAAGGCATGCCAGTTATAAGTCCAATGTTTCTTAGTGCGGGGCCAGTGGCCTGAGTTGGGTTGTGGCTTTGATAGACAGTGCTAAGTTGTGACCAGCACTCTCCAAGCTCAAAAGCCATAATGCCAATGAGCTGGCCATCAGGTGACTCTGGAGAGAAGTCGAAGCCAGCATTTAGAGTCTCTAGCTTAGACTCTATTCGAGCTTTTATCTCTTTGTATGTTAAGGGTACAAACCCTGTGCTAGTTAGGCCAGCCATATTGGCTCCTTGTTATTCCCATGGGATTGTTGTTTCAATCTTTCCATATACGGTTTTAGCTTCAAAGGTAATGGTAAGTTTTCTAGTTACCTTGTCAATCGAAGCGTTTAGGTCTTCTATGCTTAGAACGCCTTGTGTGGTTAGTATGATTCTTCTTGCACTCATCTCTATGTCAAATAGGCTGTACTGCTTGCTGAAGTCACTAATAGATATAAGTCCTAGAAGGGGGTCTAGTAGCCACTCGCCACGCATGGCACGAAGCCTTGATCTGCATTGCTGGACTACAAACCTTCCATCCTTAACTCTTTCTACACCTCCCCCATCTTTGAGGATGAGGTCGTTATTCTTAAAGTCTAATGCTAAGTGCATTATCCTGCTCCTGTTTCTGTGTCACCAGAGATTGCACCTACTGTACCACTTGAGCCTATTGTAGCGGTTGTGGCAAGTGATGAACCACTATGTGTATGCCCTGTCAAAGTCACTGATCCAGAGGATACTTCTCCATCAGCCTCAATAGTACCAGTCACTTTTAGGTTGCCTGTAATCTCTACGTCTGTAGCTTTAACAGTAACCTTCTTAGTGCTCTCTATGTGTATAGACCCGTCTTTATTAAGGCTTATATATTGATCTACACTAGCGTTACGCCACTGTGAGTGGTCTGCTGAGTATGAAGCTATCTTCCTAGGTATGGTGTTGATACCTACAAATACAAAGCCATCATCTTCGCTGAACTTCCTACGAAGTATTGGGTTAGGCATTCCAGCCAGTAAGCCAGCCTTATCCTTGTCTTTGTAGAACCAGTGATCGTAGCCTACCTGACTGAACAGTATGATACATGAATCTCCCTTAGCTACCGGAAAAGTCATGTGCCAACCGCCACCTCCTGGAGTGTGCACTGGAATGCCCTTGATAGGCTTTCTGTCTATAAGCTTGTACATCTCTTCAGCAGTGTTGCCAGTTCTCTCTGCACATATCTGTACAGTAGCTGTCTGGTCTTCTGGGAAGTACTCTACAATCCTAGCAGGTAGGATGATGGAGTACTTGTTAGTGTCAAACATTTATCCTCCTAGAATGGATTGACCACTCCTGTACCACCAGAGATCTTAGTCATGGTGGAAGGGGCTATGGCAGACCCTGTTATTCCGGCTGCCCTATTTCCCACTGCCCTTGCACCTTCTGTCATAGACTCGACTGTTGGTAGTGGGTTCTCTTGGTAATCATCTGGTGTTAGTAGAGGTTTCCCATCTTCACCAGTTTGTGCACCTACTGCACCTGCCACTAAGCAGTCTGCTGATAGTGCTAGAAGTACTTGCCCGAAGTTCTTATTCCCGTTCACTCCAAACATTTCATAGGCAGCACCGTAAGCAGTCTTTCTTAAAGATCCTAGGGCCGTGTCTATGAATCCACTTGCAGCCGCATTACCAATGCCTACAAGTCCATCTGCTAAGCAAGCTCCAGCTACGTTAATGCCTGCTACAGGATTTAAGGTAGTGTCGAATATGCTTGAGGAAGATGTCGCAGCAGCAACGGCCACGTCAGTGTCAGAGGTATTGATCTCGCTGTTGTAGTTCTTGGCAGTCTCATCGTTAGCTACTACGGTAGAGGTTATGGTCTGGGAGGCTCCGTTAGTTGTTAACGTATCTGCTTGCCAGTCCTTACCAAAGTCACACTCGGCTTGGGATACAATGGCAGTGTCATCTACTATGATGCCTGCCTTAGCACACTCTTCCACTACCGCAGCACGCTTAGTCTCTTCCACTACTTTAAACTTGAGTTTGACAGGTGTGGTTTGGTTGACTGAGGTGCCTAAGATAATTTCCTCACCTGTTAAGGTAAAGCTCATAGCATCTGTCATTCCAGCTTCTTGCTTGGTCTTGAACTTCCTCCATATCACTGGAGTGTAGATACCTAAGTTAGTAACAACCTCGCAAGGTACTGCTTCTTGTATGAGCCTACTCAGCTCATCTTTTACAAGTGTTGTGTTTCCTGAATTGTTGTCCTTTCCACCACCGTAGTAGTGCTCCTCCCCTTGCCCTTTCACTACAGTATTACTTACAAGACCCTTTATAGTAACTACCCTGTTCTGTCTTATAGAGTGATTACTTACATAGGCTTGTGACTGTACTGGGAACTTGGTTATGGTAGCTTCAACTTCATGCTCTTCTGTTTCTACAGAGTGGAACCTGATAACATTCTGTTGATCCACTCCCTCTGAGTCTTCTCCAATTGAGTAGGCTATTTGTGCTTTGTTTGGCTTAGCCATGTTTCCTCCTTAGAGCCACCAGTTCGTTGTTGGCATTGTAGTGCCTCCCGAACTTGGTGAGGTTGCCATAGCAGTGGTTTCCCATACCGAAGTATAGTTAGATCCACGATGCCTGACAGTTAGTGTTTGATACTTTGTAAAGCCTGCTACCTGACCTGATAAGAAGTCTTGAGCTACCTTTAGTGTCTCTTCATTCACAGAGGAGGCAACTGTTAGTAACTTGGTAACATCTAGTACAGAGGTAGGACGTATGAGTGGATCTAGGTTGGAAGTCACCTGCAACTGTGCAGGGCCAATCTTAGGGTTCTGCCTCATGTTGTTTGTGTCTAGTACGATGTCAGCAGAGGCATCAAACAGGCTTGTCTGATCTACGTTCTTACTGTCAGGTATGTACATAAACACTACACTATCAAAGTCTGTGTATGTCTTGAATGAGTACTGATCTCCCAGTCTGTCTAGTATGTCAAGCAGTGTCCCAACCTCTCTCTTAGTTGGAGAGTCTGGAATGCTTTTCAGTACCTCGTCAGGAAAGAACTTAAACTCCGGAGTTCCTTCATACCCTGCAACACTCATTAAGTGTCTTAGTATATTTTCAAGGGATGGGTTAAAGATATACTCATCAATAGGCTTCTCGAAAGTACTCCTCATTATTCCAGAGTAGCAGTACAGGGAAGCCACAGTCTCGGGAAGTACTGTAACTTGTAGTGCGTTACTTACAAACATATCCTTGACTATGGGCCTTAGCTCTCCGTCATGAAGTCTTACGCTGAGGTCTGCAAAGCACACACCATTAGATCGTGACTGGGAAAC